CCCCAGGTCGTGTATGTGAATTTGTAATTTGTACTCATTATTTTTGTATAGATTCTACTTATCGTTTTTAAGACTTAAAGAAGTCTCGTTATGTCGGTTGGTGGATAACTATACCAACCGATTCTCGACACTTCCACTTAAACGGAACTTAGAATCTCTGCTAATTATGTTTATAATTATTACAGTTCTCAAGACTTATACTCAGTCTATTTCGAAACAAGTATTCACTTTATCTCACTTTTGTGAGTAAAGTTGTACTATAGCTGGCCTTTTGGCCTTTATTTATATATTGTTTATATTATATTATATTATTATTATTAAAAAAAAAAAAAAAAAAAAAAAAAATATATATTATTATTATTTATTCGTAGCTCTTCGCTACTACTGTACTCTACTATTTATTTCAGAAAGCTTGAAAAACTTTCTGACACCAGACACAAACATTGTTCGAAGCGAACAATTTGCGGTTTGGAAATAGTATATACTCGACACTAGAAAATCAAAACTCTAGACAAGTTAAAATCAATTTTGAAATTTAATTCTACGTTGTAAATACACTTTTGTGTATATTAGTAGTCTCCTTTACCTATCTAGCGTGTCCCTATATTCCCTTTATGAAGGGAGTATTATACTCGCGATTATGATTTGAGTTTAGGAAAGCTCGATTTTAATTGTTATTTTAGTTGAGGATCCTGGTGCGCGATGCGGCTATGACCGAATTAGACAATTGCAAGTTGTAGTAACTTGTTCGTCTAGAATGCTAGCGTATGTTTGTGAAAAGTGTTCCTTTTCCGTGCAGTACGCACCTCTTGTGATAGAGGGAGTCTAAAAATCACTGATTGATAACTAAAATTATCACCCCCCCTTAAAAACAAACCCAAAATGCTCAACTTTTTTAAACGTTGCGCAGTTGCTGTTTTTTTTACTCAAACTTCAGAATACGCTACTTCTGAGTTTGCGACCCTTTTTCCTATTTCTTATTGTTCAAAACCTGTTAAATATTGTTATATTCCAGGAATTTTTATAACTATTGAGAAATACATTGTTATGATGATTGAAAAATTTCTTCCTCATAGAAACCCTACTAGAGACTTCGTCTCAGGATTTCTTGATTTTGGACAGATGACTATTGTATCATTGTTACTTATTTTTATAAATTCTTATATTGGTTTACCAATTGAAACAATTTATTTAATTTCCCCTTTTGTAGAAGAATATTATAACACTAACATGTTGTCTAATTTTCTTTTATTTCAATTTGAAGGTTTTTCTGGGAGCCCTACGGCTTTCAATCATATGGTATTTGGACGTTTTCGTGACGTCCATTATACTCTTCATCTTATCAATAATATTTTGGCAGCGTCAACGTATTTTATTGAAGGAGGTGCTCCATCTTATATTTCCGGACCTTGGAAAATGTATATATTACACCTCTACACATTCACGTGTTTTGAACTCTTTTGGAAACAAAATTATCAACCAGACTTACCTCCAGTTGCTTGGCTTCCTAAGCGGATTAATACCGAATCACGTGTAATCAAATCTGAATCTAATCCTTTACCTGATAGAGCTGTAGATGCTTTTGATAAGTATCTACAATCAACTTTCACTAAAGAAAAAATGATTGCCAGATTAAATTTACCTGCTATTACAGACATTTCGGACGTAAAAGCATTACTCGACAAAATATTGCAAAACGTGACATCTGATGTCACTGATTTTGCTCTTTCATTAGTATCTCTTTTTTATAAATTATTTAGATTGAGAGATATTTCAGATTTATTTGTCGCAGCTTTCGACTTTATTCGCAGTGTTTTTCCACGCGATAAAGTTATTCAAATGATTGATGTTATTAAAACTTTTTTAGTACATCACGTGACGGAACTTTATAAGTTCGTTTCCACGAAAAACATCACTACGGAATCAAAACCCATTGATGTTTTGCGATCTATATCAAAAAATCTTGATATGACATTGTCATCTGAATTGGTAACTACCTTACGTAACTTTGTGTTAACTTTAGTAGGTTTTAAATTATTTAATAGCGCTACTGCAAGTAAAATCACAAACACTTTGGGTGTTGCTCAGAAAACTACTACACTTGGTCTTATGGAAATAACTTTAGCTTCTGCTATTACAGTTATGAGCTTTTATGACCGATATGATTCTGGTATGACTTTTTCTGATATTTTATCATCAGAAGATCCAGTCACCACTTTCACTAAGAGTGTAGAATCACTTGAAATCTTACAAGACATGACCTATTCAGGTCTCCCTGTTGATGGAAAAGTGTGTGTTCGTGAATACATGACCGATGTTAAGAAGACAATTCTTGAAGGCAAAACCATTCTTGATGGTTTGCCTCGGATGTCCACTCAACGTCTTTCTGTTGAACGGGCATATAGAAAAATTAGACTTATCGAATCAGCGATTTCTCAGAGAATTACTGCTTCAATTAGACCAATGCCATTTTGTGTTGCCCTTGAAGGGTCTCCAGGAATTGGTAAAGGTTTACTTGTTGATTATGTTGGACGTTTATGGTCCCATGTAAAAGACAGACCTTTTGCACATTCACATGTGTATCACCGTAATGCCGGTGAAGAATATTGGTCGGGATATGAACCCTTATCTCAACCAATTATACATTACTCTGAGCCTGGTTGTTTAAATCGAAACATAGCTAAGACTAGAGGTGATCCTGTCATTACTGAATTTCTTTCAGTGTGTGACAATCAACCTTATAGTTGTAATATGGCGGATTTAGACAGCAAAGGGAATGTGTTTGTAAGACCTGAAATTTGTTTATTAGATTGTAATGATCCAGGAATGAATCTTGAGGTTTTATTAAATAATCCCGCTGCTGCAAGGAGACGTATTTTATATGTTCATCCTGAAGTAAAACCAGAATATAAATTATCAGGCACTTGCCGCTTAGATGTTGCTAAATCTTTAGCTTCACAAGAATTACCTCTTGACAGATGGTTATTTGATGTCTATTCGGAAGAACCTGTTACAATCAAAGAGAGTTCTAAAATACATCATCTTCGCAGTGGTGATATTTTTGCTCTTACCGATGTCTTGAAAGAACTATTTAAGAATCATATCTCTGCACAAGAGAAGAGACTGAATTTAGGTGAATCTATAGACATTAATGATTACTGTAAAGTGCTCACTGAGAGTGCTACTATAGAACCATTACGTGAAAACGATCCTATCTTCATTGAAGAAGAACCCATCGAAACTTTTCATTTAATCGGTCCTATCTTCCAGGAGATTAGCATAGCATTTGCTATTCTTCTAGGATACAATTTGATGTACGTACTATGGACTTTGTCTTTAGTATTTATATATATTGTTCCAAATTCACTCTTACTTAAAATTTCCGCTATTCGTAGTGCAAATTGTAAGCGTGCTTATTATACTGATTGTATAGAGAGACAATGGATATTTTTTATGTCTACTTTAGGTTATAAAACTGAACCTATTAAATTAGTTAAACCCAGTTATAATACTGGAAAATATATTGCTGCTTTTTCAGCGCTTTTACTTTGTTTTAAATTTTTAAAAACGAGCAAAGCATTCACTGAGGGCGCAGTAATTTCTTCTTCGAAGAATCGCTCAGAAGAGGAAGTTGACGAATTTATTCAACAACTTGAGAAAACTTCTGAATGTACTCTTCCAGAACCACGCAAAAAGCGTGGTAATGGTATGGATTGGGATGCAACTACAAAGGATCGCCCCATTCCAGAGGTTATAGGTCATGAGACCTTATTTAACCTTCCCGAAGAAATTCGTACCGTAGTACTTAAAAATAAAAGATTTTTACGTATTTTCGGTGAAAAACAAATTATTACCCAATGTTTTGGTATTTGTAAAGATTATGTTCTAGTTAATAGGCATTCTTTTGGCAAACCAGGTTCTGCTGATAACTGGACTGTTGAAGTTCAATTAAAAGAAGATCTCGCTACATCGAAAATTAAGGTTATTCTTGATGATAATGAGATGCAGCAAGTAGAAGGTGATGTTTGGCTAGTTAGATTACGAGGTTGTAAGTTTAGAGATATTACATCTTTTATTTCTCCAATTTCTGTGATGTATCCACCCTATGGTGGAAAAGGTCACATTGGAGATCACGATACAGTCCTCAAAAATGTTGCCCCTCTAGTTGCTCAAAATTCAGAGGTTGGCCCCATTCAAGTTCAAAGACCACTCAAATATGATTGGCCTGAACACGAAACTGGACAATGTGGCACACCAATTTTTGGTTCATGTGGCTTAGGATATGCAGTTGTTGCTCTCCATATAGCCGGCTCAGTTCATTCTGAAGCTTATGGACAAACGATTGAGCTTACTTCTATTAATAGAGCATTAGATGCTCTTGAGAAGTCCACAGCAACTCTCACTATTAATTCTCAAGGTAAAGTTAGACTTAATACTAAATTTACTGGAATTGAGGAAGTAAGTGAAAGATCCCCTTTAAGATTTGAAGATGTTTCTTCGCTTAGTGTCTATGGGAAAATTAAAGGTTATACACCTTTAAGACCAGGAAAGTCAAAATTGGAGAGAACCCAATTCATTGACGTAGCCGAGTTACTCACTGGAGTAAGCCCATATAACGAAGCTGGTGAAGAAAAATTTTTGCCACCACCAATGCGGTCTAAGATCGTAGATGGCGAATACAAAGCACCCTATAATAATTTTGTTAAAAATTGTGGGGTTGTAAAAGAAACTTTAAATCCAAAAATTCTTAAACTAACTGTTGATACTATTTTTCGACACATTGTTAAAGAATTGAAGAAAAAGGGTGTGAAGAGTTTAAAACCTATTCCCTTATCTGTTGCTCAAAATGGATTTCCTGAAGATTTCTATATGCGAGCTATGAAACCTTCCACTAGTGGAGGATTTACATGGCCCGGTGCAAAGAAAAAATATAGTGCTCCAACTGAACTTCCTTTTAAAAAGGACAGTTACATGCCAGTTTATGATGTTAAAGAACAAGTTATGGAACAAATTTCAGCTTACTTAAAAGATGAAGATGCTGTTCCTTTACTTGGTGCACAACTTAAAGATGAACCTAGATCGCTGAAGAAAGTGAGAGATGCTAAAACGAGAGTTTTTTGTATGAGTCCATACGAATCTACACTCGTTAATCGCATGTATCTCATGCCTTTTTATTCCTTAATGGTAGAGCATGGTGATGTATTTCACACTGCCATTGGAATTAACATGCATTCAGATGATGTTGATAAGTTCTTAAAGGAACTTCTTGAATTTTCTAAAAAGTTCATGGAAGGAGATTATAGAGGTTTTGATACTTCTATGCCTTATGATATAGGTTTGGCAGCAAATACAATTATCTATTTAACATTAGAGTTTTTTGGATATAATGCAGAAGCTCTTCAGGTTGCTAAAGGAGCATTAAGTGATAATTTACATCCTACAGTTGTACTGGAGGGTGATTTATTTTCTGCTCCATCTTTACAGCCAAGTGGCAAATACGCCACTGCAGAAGATAATTCTCTGCGAGGTTTAGTTATGTTAGTGTATTCTTTTATCGATATGTGTACAGTACATGGAGGTAAAATGCAACTAACAGCTAAATTTGAACCTGATGATTTCTGGTTGTATATTAGAGGTCAAATTTATGGTGATGATTTGGTAGCTGCTGTTAAGCTTGAAGCTCAACAGTATTTTAATAATCAAACATACCAGAATTTTTGTAAAGAGATTTATGGTCTTGATTTTACCAATGCTCTCAAGACAGATGTCATGGAGAAATTTTTAACTCTAGATCAAATATCTTTTTTGAAGAGAAAATTTGTATTTCGTAAAGATCTTCAAAAGTGGGTAGCTCCTTTAGATAAGGAATCCATTATGAAGAGTATCTGTTACGTTTTACCTTCAAAAGTCGTCTCTAGAGACGAACAAATGATAGACAGCTGTACTTCAGCTTTACGCGAATTGTTTTTCCATTTAGGGAAAGATGATTACGCTATTACAAGAGCAAATTTTGCTCTTGCCTGTGCGAAATTCTATGGAAGAAATCAAAATGATATATTTCATGTTTTTCCAGATTTCGCAACCATTTATAAGTCATTATATGACGAAGATATGGTGTTCGCTGCACCTTAAATATTAGCGGCCACAAGGAGGCTGTAGAAAAGAGGCCCATTTGGATTAAATTGTAACCTTGTGAAGGCAAGCCCAATGCAGGCAATAAATTCATGGATAAATTAAATGAAAACAAAACAACAACTCCTCCATTTGAGTCTAAACTGGAAACTATTGGTGAGACGAGTGGAAATTCGTCTACTAACACGGTGAATGCTTTGGATGCTGAAAAGGATCCTGCTATCACTGGACTAAGAGAAATAGATCAATATGATCTTACTGATCTTTTGAATCGAAAAGAACTTTTATGGAATGTTCGAACTCGTAAGGCATATCGCAAGAGAGTTTCAGAATTAAGTAAAGTTGATTCAGAAGAAAAAACTAAATCGCTCATAGATAGACGGAAAAAAGTTACATCTGCAAAACGTGAAATGCGTCAAGCGCAGAGAGGTATTTTTAAACCCGCTGTCTTCACTGAATCTCACGTTGTGGGTGAAATGAATGTCGGTGCACCTGCGGTTAGTGACGTTAAGGAAAATGTCACTGAACACGCTGGTGAAATTGCTGAGCAATATAGTGCTGGAGAGCCTTCTCATGATAGCGATGCTGGTTTACAAAC